CGGGCCGCGCCCTTTCAAGGCTGCAGGAAGAGCGAACGCAGGAAGCGCGGGCCTGTAGTTCACGCCCCCCGGAAATCACCCGATCTCAAGCTGCCCGATAGGCCATGATGCCCGAGCGCAGATTGTCGAGCGCGGCGCCCGGCCGTCCGGTGAACATGGTGAGCGCCTGCCCCTGTCCGGCTTCCTCGTCGGCGACGAGCGCTATGACGCGGCCCCCCGAAAGCTGGATCAGCTTCACATATCGCCGCCTCAGATAGACGCGCCCGCTCTCCTCGTGCCGCGAAAACCCGACCCAGATTTCCTGCGGAGTCTCGACGAGCTCCTGGATGAAGGGCCAGTAGGCGGCGCGATTGATCTCGCCGGCATTGGTCTTTGCCTTTTCGAGAAGATGATCGGTGACGGCCTGCGTAATCGAGACACGGTTGCCGAGCGGGTCGGTGAAGATCGCCTCGTCGCCACCAAGGGCATTTCTGAAAGCGCGCTTCAGCGCCTCTTCATAGGGCGTACCGTCGCTGTTCAACGGCACGCGTGGCGCGGGCCGCGTCCGCGTCGGCTGCGGATCGAGCGGCCCCGCCGTCTCCCGCATTGAACTCTTGCCTTCGAGGGCGTCGAACCTGTCGCCATGCCGGGCGATCGCCAGCGCATTGGGGCCGCGGCCGAAAGCGCCGGCACCCGGATTGTAGTTCCAGCCAGGGGCGATGCCTTCCGGCGTCTCAATCTCCAGGGCGCCTTCGGGCGTCTTGATCGTCGTCTTCTGCACACCCTTGGGAAGGCCGCTGTCCGGCGTGACCTTGAGGCCGAGCCGTTTCAGGTCCGCTTCCGAAAGCGACTGGACGAAGCACCGGCAGCCCCAGCCGTTCGGCGGAAAGTAACTTTGCCAGAACGGATGGTCGGCCGGCAGCACGATATCGTGGAGCTTGCGGTGCGAGAAGCGCACGCGCTCGTCCGCCATGGTGATGTAGCGGATGTAAGGCCGCACATGCTTGAGGCGCTGGATTTGCGCCCAGCGTCCCGCCGAGAAGGCGGTCGAGAGGTTGGTCTCGTAGATCGTGCGGCTGCGCCAGCCGCGCGACCCGTTATAGCTCCAGCCGTGGCTCGCGACGATGCGGTCGAAGTCCTTGCGGAAATCCTCCAGCGTGCGGCCTTCCGCGATCGAGCGCGTTACCGCCTCGTGAAAATCCTTCACGAGCGCATCCTTCATCGCGCCGGCCACGACGAAGGCGCGGCTGTGCATGTCCTGCCACATGTCGGTCCAGACGCGCGTCGGCAGGCGCAGCTTGTTCCGCAGGAAGTCGATTGCTTCCGTGAAGTGAACCGGCAGCGCTTCGGGCAGCGGCGTCGATCCGGTCGCGACGGTTGCCATCGCTCAGCCTGCGATGTCGTCGCGGCCGGTCAGCTCGGCCAGCACCATGCCGTCGCGCATCGCGGCCGCAAAGTCTTCCACGTCGAGTGACGGATACCGTCTCATGAGGCGCTCGGAGAATTCGACCAGGGTAGAACTCGCATCGAGCTCCGCCTTGATCGCATCGACCATGCTCTCCACCGCACCGGCGGCCGCGGCGTCGAGCTCCCGGCCGAGACGCGCGGTATCGTCTTCGACTGTTTCCGCAAAGGACGGCGCCGGCGGCTTCTTCTCCGGGTTCAATGGATCTCCGCCCGGAAGGCCGGGCAGCACCTTTGAGCCGGGTGGCGGAGCGGGCGGCGTGTCCGGCTCCCATCCCTCGCCATAGGTGTCGGTGATCCGTTCCTGCGTCGGCCTGAAACCGAGCTGCTTCACCTTGTTGTCGCGCTCGGCGACAGAGTTCAGGTCTTCCGGCGGCTCCGTCTGCCGCCAGACGCGCGGCGGCGTTGCGCCGGGGAAGTTCCACTCAGTCAGCCAGGCGACGACTGTCTCGTTGAAAGACGAGCAGATGAGATCGGCGTCGGAGGTGGTGACTTCCTCGCGCACGTCCATGTGGACATTCGCCGCGCCCGAGCCGATGCCCGTCGCCTTCGCATCCGTCGTCATCGTTTGGCTGAGAATGACCTTCGCGATCGCGCCGTCCATCCGGTCGTAAAAGGGCTCGTAGCTCGCCGACGAGGCGCGCACCGCTTCGAGCAGCTCGAGCACCATGCCTTCGGGAATGGCAATCGCACTGTCGCGGCCGACAGCGCCCGCCGCCTGCAGGAGCTTGGCGATCTCCTCCTTCGTCGCGTTCGCCGGGTATTTCCCGACCGAAGTCGGTCCGGAGAACTTGTCCTGGTAGAGCGTCCAGAACTTGACGTTGTTCTTCTTGAACCACACCGGCCAGAAGCACCAGTAGCCGAGGCCGCGACCGTAAGGATCGTCGTCATCGTCAGCGCCTGCCGTGAAGGTCCAGAACTTGCGCGCGGGCATCAGCTCGCCCTTGGCGCTGTTCTGCAACGTGAGAAGGCGCAAGCCTCCATCCATGTCGAAGCGGAAGCGCTTCGCGCGCCGCACCTTCAGCGCATCGAGCGTGAAGTACCGCCCGTCCTTTCCCCACATGCACTCCGCGACCGAATAGCCGAGGAAGAGGCCCTTCAGCATCTTCAGCGTCGTATCGTCGAAGCGGATCGCGTCGAGCTGCTCCCTCATGAACTCGGCCGCCATCTGCGAGGCCTTGTCGTCGGCGCCGGCCTCGACATCCCATTCCGCCTTGATGACCGAGAGGCGGCGCTGCTGGAAACAGGACTGCACCTGGTCGTCGCGAAGGATCTCCTCATAGACGTCCAGATCGCTGCCGCGCGCCAGCAGGATCGGGTCCGTCATCTGCCGGACGCCCTGGCCGAAATAACCGATTGTGATGTCGCGGCCGTCGCCGCTCGTCGCGATCTCGCGCATCTCCGGCTTCTTCGCCGGGGCGTCCTGCGTCACATCTTCCGCCATGCTCAATACCCGTCCATGTAAAGCCCGCCGGCAACAGTGCCGAAGCCGGTATCCGTCATTCGCTGGTCCTGGGCCTCGCCATAGGCCGAAAGGCTCGCCCGCGTTTCGCCTGCGACGTGAACGTCGATCGGCGGCGGGTCCTGCCGTGAGGCGTAATAGGCGAGCGCGCCGGCCACCGCCGTGTCGCCATGCCGCGTGTATCCGTCCGCGCCTTCCTCGCGATGATCATCCGGCACCTTGGCGATGCCGTTGACCATCTGCAGTGCCTGATGATCGGCGAGCACGTCCGCGTCGGCCGGGAGCACGATCGTCTTCTGCTCGAAGGCCGTCTTGTAGGGCTCCATATTCATCCGGTACCACTCGCGGCTCAGCATGATCTCATGGACCACGCCGCCGAACTTCTCGCGCGTCGCTTCCGCCACCGCTGCGCCGATGCCGGTTGCGTCGATGGCAGCGCATTGCAGCTTCTGCAGTGCCCCGATGACGTACCAGAGCACCTGCTGCTGGACCGCGAAGGGCGCATCGCGAAGCTCGATGATGCATTGCGTTTCACGGACGAGATTGCCGAGCGTCATGTTGAGCCAGATGGCGGTCGCGTCGATACGGCGACCGATGTCGGTGCCCAGCGACTTCCGGAGCTGTGGCGGCAATGCATCGAGAAGCGGTTTGAGCTTCTCCTCGCACCAGCGCTTCACCTCGACCTTGCGGGCTTCCGGTTCCATGCCGCCGATCTCGAGCGGGACCGCCCAGCGGATGACAGGAATGTCCTCGCGCATGCAGCTCTCGATCAGCACATGCGTCATGAAAGCGCCGTCGCTGTCCTTCGGGACGCAGTCGAGTTCCTGCCGCATCGCCGCGAGGCGCGTGCCGTAGGAGCCCCGGATTTTCCGCTCCCATTCGGCCTTGCCCTCCGGCGTCGGCTCGTCGCCCTTGATGAGACAGACGCGCTCGTAAAGTCCGTTCTCGACGGCAAGACCGAAGGGAATGTGGTGCAGCGAATAGTCCGCCTTGCCTGCCTTCGTCTCGCGGATCAGCGTGTTGAAGGGATTGGTTGTGCCGTTATGCGTCGAAATGATGCGGACCTTGCCGCCCCAGATGAGCAGCGCATTCACCGCGTCGAGCACCTCGCGCACATCGTCGTGGAAGGCGGCCTCGTCCACCACGACGATGCCCTGCAACCCGCGGATGTTCGCAGGGCGGGAAGACAGCGCCTCGATACGGAAACCACTGGCGAAGCGGATGCGGTAGGCGGCGATATACTTCGTCTCGCCATTCGCGAGCTTGTCCTCGAACAGGAACTCTTCGACCTGTCCAAGCTCCTTCTGCACGACGCGCGTGAAATGGGCGCAATAGCCGATGAACTCGCGGCCCTTGTCCTTCGTGTCGCCGATGTAGAACACGTTGTCGCCGCCGTCCTTGCGGGTCGTCGCGGCCGTGATCGCGTCGTCCAGGGCTTCCGCGAAGGTGATGCCCGTGCGGCGCCCTTTCTCGGCGAGCTTCAAAGGCGAGGTATCGGCAATCCAGTCCTTCTGATGCTGCATCAGGATGCCGTCCGCCAGCGGGTCGAGATCGGCGGGGATTTCCGATCCGCGCGGCAACTCCTCGGGAAGCTCCTTCTCGCCTTCAAGCAGATGGTCGAAGGGCGATGCCATGTCAGATCCTCACGCCCAGGACTTCGCGCCTGATCTGCGATGCGCGGTCGCCGGACAGTCCGGCGTCCTTCGCGGCCTGCTCGGCCGCGTCCGCTGCCTTTTCGATGAAGTGATCGCGCTTGAACTTCGCGACCTTCATGTTGGTGCTGCGGGCAAGTTCGAGCCGCTGCACGGCTTCCGCCGCCGCGAGCAGCATCTTCATGGAGGGGCCGTCATCGCTGAGCGCCTGCCCCATGATGACGTCATAGGTGAGAGTTTTGATCGTTTCGGCGAGAAGGAGGCCCACATCGCCATCCGGTTCCTCGTCCATGCGCTCGGCAAGCACGGCGGCGACATTCCGGACCTGCGCCATGGCGCGGCCGTGCC